CCCTCCCGCCGAACCTCCCGCCGAACCTCCCGCCGACGACGCCGACAAGCCAGGACTCGGCCTAGGCCGCGACCATGAAGGTCACCCGCATGGCGAGCCACCAGGTCAGTCAAAGAAGGAAGGCGACGAACCTCAAGTGAACCCGCTCGGCGAGGGCGGGGAAGCAGAATCTACCGCGCAAGAGTAACGCAACCGCACCCCTCCCCCAGGAAGGAGAGAGGTACCCCACCGCTTCTCTCCTTCAATCCCTCACCCAGGACTTTTATGACCGACTCACAGTCTTCGACTGCCACCGACCAGCTCCGTACCCGGGAAGGTGATCAAGTACTTCCGTCCAATGGTCTGCAGGATGTAGGTCCTGAAGTCATCAAGGACGTAGATGCTACCGGCCTCTACTCAGAACGAGTGCGCGCAGCGGTCATTCTGGACCTCCAGAAGCGCATCGAGTTAGGCACACAGCGCTACGGTCATCCCTTGCAGACGTTCAACAACCGTAACGCGATCCAGGACCTGTACGAAGAGCGTCTCGACGCGGCGCACTACTCCAAGCAGATCATCATTGAGAACCGACTCGTCGGTATGCCAACTACACCGTACGACAGGATCTACCGCGACTCCATCCGTGACATTCTCGAGTTACGAGAAATCCTGCTTGGCGATCCGCGAGCGATCCCTGGGGCCGACGCGATGCGCTCTGCACTTGCAGAGACCCCGGCCTAATAGGTTACAATAGTAGTAACCGAAGCAGCAATGTAACCACCATGCAATTCATCAGCGGCAATATGTGGTCCGTTGGGACTAGCGAACCGGCCGCCGTATGGGTGATTCCTACCAACGGATCCGTCAATGGCAATGGCAACGCAGTAATGGGCGCCGGCGTTGCCAAGCAAGCCTCATCGATGCACAAGGAACTACCAGAAATCCTAGGCCGACTCATCCAGGCGTGGGGCAACCACTGCTTGCTCCTACCGCACCGCCTGGTCTCGTTCCCTGTCAAGCACCATTGGAACGAGCAAGCGGACCTCGAACTCCTCGAGCGTTCCGCATACGAGTTGGCCCTTCTAACCTCTGTCTACCGTTGGCGCCCAGTTGTCCTGCCCGCTGTAGGGACGGGAAACGGAGGTAGGACATGGTACGAAGTGGGCCCGATCCTCCACGAGAACTTGCAGAGCGACCGATACCTCCTAGTGGCCAACAGGCCTCTAGTGACCCGAGAAGAACAGCTGACTCATCCGGCCCCCACAGATACTTGAGAGCGCCAACAGGAAAGTGCAGGATATGTTCGAAGGGTCCAGGTGCGCATGGCCTCCCAGTGAGGTCGAGAACGCGATAGAGAAGATGGTGCTTTCGGTAGTGACCGAACAACCACGCGACTCACGTGAGACGTGGGACGTTTACACTTTGTGGCGCGACATATTCATCCGCCTCTGGACCACGAGGAAGCCTCTTACCATTCCCGAACGTAACTACGTCCGTCAATTCATGGATCAGGGGTTATTCCCCGTGGGCCCGATATACGGTTTCTGGAGTTCACCGTGACAGAAGAACAATGGATTGAACGCCCGTCGGAAGAGGTCCGAGAAGACGCCGGTAACCAAATCTCTGCCGTGATGACTGACAGCGGCGAGTTCGTTGTTGGACCCGGTGTATTGCAAGCCATGGAAGACGCCGGCGACGAACCCCGTTCCGACGAACAGTTCATAGTAATGGCCCCCGGTCACCAAGTAAGCCAAACTTTTGGACGTGACGCGGTCTATTACTACTACGAGGAGGATAACCGCACACAGCGGTTGCCCTTTCGGTGAAGACCCGCCACCTTCACCACCACCTACACCTAATCCGATCTACTGGGACCAGAACCTGTACATGGCGCCACAGGTCTATGATTGGACCTGTTCCGCTTGTTCTTTGGATTGGCTTCTAAGGTCGACCGGTGCGGATCCGAATTCGAACCGGGAGAAGGTGACCTACGAGATAGGCTACACGGAGAACATCAACCCGACCTACGGTCTGATGGACGGTAGTGGTGCTCAGTTGCGTCGCGTCCTCGCCGAGTTCGGGTTGGCATCCAATCAAGGGTGGTTGGACTTCGAATCCGCTTATGCCGTCGCGTCTCTGGTTCCAGGGATGATGTCAGGCAGCCGTTGGTACCATTGGGTTGCTGTTCGTGGCGTCCTAGGTAACAACCTCTGGATTGCGAACTCCGCACCCGGTTATAAAGGCGTATGGGATATCCTCTCTGCCTACGACTACAACCGCCTCGGCGGTTTCTCAGTGGTCTGGCTGGCTTTGTGACCCCGCTTTGAGAGAGCAAATGGCCCGACGACCGTATAGGGTGAATCGTATTGAAATGGCCCGGCAATTTGACGTAGGGGCAACACAGAGCAAGACGACGGGTGACTTCGGGCACCCATTCGCCAATAGCGGAGGGTCAAAGCCAGTCAGTTGCCGAAGGCCCGGGCCGCCGCCGAGGATTTCCGTAGTTTCGGGGGATTGCGCGTAAGAGGCCCTACAAGGGGAAAGAGAAACCCCGCTCGACACACCGGGCTCACGGCGGAGGGGTAAAGACCGTGGGAGTTGGGTGCGCGAGCGGGGTTTTCTTTTACGACAGGATGGACCTTGGGAATTATCGACCAGCAACTGTTTCAATGGCTACTGGCCGTCTTCCTTTTGTTCATCCTTGTTATGGTTTTCAGGTCTCGTTAGCGGGAGGAGGAGAAGGGGGCTTCGACCGACTATGCTGTGCACGTTGCATTCCGTAGTCAACACCGCGACCAAGCCATACGCCGATGACGAAAACGATCAGGTTCCCCGCCGTCTGATTCACTATTGCTTCCGTCGGCTGGTAAATCAACCAGAAGCTCAGGATCAGTACAAGGATGGAAATACCTGCTTGGATAAACAACATCCAGTACGCAAATCTGCTCATATCGGCCGGTTCGTCCTCTACTTCCCACTCTCTGCGGCTTTCAGGCACAGCAAGCGCGGTAGCGGGGACTAAGGGGAGTGGATGCTGTTCTGGGTTCGCTATCCTGGCTTCGATCCCAACAAGACCGCGCCAGTAGTCCCTTTCGTCAATAAGTTCATTGATCCGTTGGTTCTTCGAGGCTACCAAAGCCCTGAACATGAACGCTAAGGCACCTGCCAGGCCTCCAATGATAGCGCCTGTGACAAGTATTTGGTCTATGGTCATAGGCTCTCACGGTTTCGGAGTCCGCGTAGGTGTAGGAGTGCACATCAGAGCGGGATTCACTCTACACTGACCTGGCGGAATCCGTGTTGGAGATCGCGTGGGCCTTGGTGTGTTGGTAGGTCTCGGCGTATTGGTCGGTCTAACAGTTGCGGTCGCAGTCGCCGTAGGTATGGAGGTACTCGTTGGACGGACAGTTGGCGTCGCCGTTGGGGGTGGTGGTGGTGTTGGTGTTTGTGTCGGTGTTGGTACTTGAGTTCTGGTGGGACTCGCGGTAACTGTTGGGGTCGGAGTCGAGTTCACCACCAATGTCGAAGTGGGCGTTGCAGAGGCTGTTGATTGAGGCGTTGGCGTTACTGTTGACTGCGGTGTTACTGTCGGTGTTACTGTCGGCAGTGGTAGCAGTGTGGCGGTGGGTGTTAGTGTCGCTGTCGGAGTTGGCGTCGAACCCGCCGTCAACGTCGGTGTTGATGTGGACGTTGGCGTTGGCGTTTGTCCTAATAGTGGTGTCGCGGAGGGCGTAACGGTTGAGGTCGGAGTCGCAGTGGAGGTGGGAGTGGATGTGGGCGTGAACGTGAGTATCGGAGTATTCACCGGTTGGGGAGTTGGAGGCACCGGATTTCCTCCGCCCCCGTTACCGCCACCACTCCCACCTCCACCACGTCTCTGAGTAGGTGTCGCTGTCGGTGTCAACGTGGCAGTTGACGTTGGAGTCGATGTCACAGTCAGGGTCGGAGTCGAAGAGGTGGGATACTGCGTCGCAGTGTTTATTGCACTAGCACTAGGACTGCTAATAACGACAGCAGTACTCGTGGTCGTAACTATGGGGCTGATAGGTTCCGCACTAGGTCCTCGATGATCGGGTTCAGGCTCTGGAACGCTCACTTGCGCAGCAGGAGGGTTGATAACCACGGAAGTCGGTGTGGGTTCTGTCGTGGGTGTAGGCGGTAACGTCGGCAGTGGTGGAAGTTGCACCGCTGGTACTACTGGTACTACTCCAGGTCCGGCGCCTAGACCAACATTCACTGGCGGTAGGGCTAAGGTCTCTGGCTGGCTCGGGACCTCCGCTGTTACGCTCTCTGGCGGTGCTGAAACGTCGACCGGTTCAGTTACTTGTGGTTGTGGCTGAGCAACTGGCAGCACGGTCGGTAGCACCGGAGTAATCAGCGTCAGAGGACCAATAGGCCTTGTGGGGATAACTTGCCCAGGTTCTGAAGTGAGGAAAGGCGGAGCGGCGACCGGTTGAGCAATTGTCGTCGGGAACTGCACTGGGGGCGATGCGGTTTGGGCTTCGATGGATAACGGCACAAAGTAGGTAGACGCTACGACAATCCCAACAAGGCCTCCAGACAGGGTGAAGACCACTGCCTGGAAGACCAAGTCATGAGTAAGGGAGCGCAGCCTACCCAGTAAATTGGCCAGGGGGCTTCAAGCCTCCTTGGTACGAGAAATGCTTGATGCCCTTCGTACCGATCCTCCTAGTCGGCGGTGAGGACCCTTGGCCTCTTACCATTCCACCGGCCGCTGGCATCATGTTGTTGAATGAGGGACCCCGACCCTGAGGCGCGACGGGCTGGGCCGGCGGAACTCGCATGTTGTTGGTCTGGTACGACAGAACCTTACCCTTGCTGCTGTTGATTGCAGCGCCTGGGTGTCGTGACTTGGACGACGAAGCCATCGGTGACTGAACCTCCTTAGTAGTTCTGGGAGATCGGCGGCCGGGGGACGTTGACGACAGCCTGCGTGACGCCGTTCATGCTGGGAGGTGCCGGCCTGGTCGTACGATTCTTGATAGTGCGACTAACCTTCCCGGCCTGAACGAAGTAGATTTCACCGGCACCGTTGTCACCCGCAGCTGCGCGCCCTGTGGACACGCTAGTGGCTCCTGCGTTTTGAGCCGACGTGAGAGATCCGACCATGTATCACTTACCTTTCGGGTTGCCCATACGAGCAACGAACTTCGGGTGCAACGACCCTTTCCGCTTGCTGCCGCTGCCACTGCTCCTGCCGCCGGACTTCTTCTTTGCCCTACCTGCAAGCATCGCCTTGACGTTCGCCGGCATCTTTCCACCAGCCATATGCTCTACTCCTTGTCCGGAAAGAACCTGTTAGGGTCGTATATCGGAACTTCGACATGTGGGACACCAGGCGGGAACTGTGGTCCGATACCGTAGGCTCTAGCCGCTTCGGACAACGTCCATACTTGGCCCCCATACTTGGCGGTGGTGTCCCAGTCGGACAACTGCTGTACCATCGAATTATCCGTGTGTGGAGCCATAATACCGACGACTCTCTTCGCGGTACTTCCAGAGAAGCCTTGTCGAACTGCGTAATCGGAAAGCCACGGTATATCTTTGGCAGGATCCAACGATCCATCAGCGTCAGGACCGTAAGTCTCAGCCATCAGAAAGCCCACGGCGTCCATGACGGCACGATCGAATTCGACGGTTGACGCCTGCAACATCGACCCTGTTGTAACACCGTCGGACTGAATATCTACGACGAAGGTTGCTCCGATGCGTGCAGCACTCCCACCCAGACGCTGTGACATACCGGAATCTCGAATGGCATCCCAGAAGCCTGAGGCGAACTGGTCCCATGATCCTGGGTCAGTGGGGGTTGTCCAGAATCCGTTCCATCCCCATTCGGTATTGAGAAGAAATCCGTGTGGAAATTGACTCGCACACTGGCCATGTTTGTACCCTTCGGAGTAATTGTCACCAGTATTGCCACGGGGCACACTCCATCCCCAACAGTTGATTCCCTGTGCTTCGATCTCGCCTCTAAGGGCAGCGAGGCCTTCGAATGATGTCGGACTAAGCTCGTCGGACATCAAACGGAACTGCGGGTTCTCCATTTCGCCTTGGAGATACTGGCCGTAGCACACGGGTAATGCCACTGCAGGAGTAAATCCTGGCGTTACTGGCGCTAATCCGTGTGCCATCGTCACTACTTGTTCCACACTCTCGTACGGCTCCTGAGGGCTCATCCAATAGACTATCGGATGAATGGTTGTTCGAACCACGGGAGGTGTCTCATCTGTCATGAGGAGGTCTTTCTACCCCTCCTACGGGCCCCATTGGGCTATATAGTCGATAATGTCCTTACGGTGCCCCTCTTCGTCGATCCATGCTTGGTGCTGAAAGTCAGACACCGCCGAACCCAACACCCACATTGTTACTGCATGAGCCAACGAGTAGGAACGCATTCTCCGCGCTCGCGATCCGAACCGCTCGATGATCTCGTCACCGTACGATCCTTCGATGCCTAGCGGTTCTTGATAGAACCTTCCGGCCTCGACGATGAGTGTCTTCTGTCTTACGTCACCGTCTTCTAACGCGGCGAACAACCATCGGGGCATCTCCCTCTCTGTCAGACGCCTATGGTCCATTGCGTGCCAGTACGAGTACCAACTAAACCCGTCACCGTTTTCCAGGAAGTGCTCGATCGAACGGCGTAGGTGTTCCCAGCCTACTCGGTGGTCCTTCTCGCCACCCATGTCTTGTGCTAAAGGTGGGAAGAACAACAAGAAGTGTACGTCGTTAGTCCGGCGTTGCATTGTCACGTGGCTGTACAGTTCGTCTACCCAGATACTGATATCCGGCCAAGAGAATCGTGACCACTGATTCGGTTCACTGATAGGTACCCATCCCCGAATCCAGGGGTACTGCTTTGCCAAACCGACCAGTCGCATGGCCACAACAATAGGCTCTGGACCTTCGACGGGGATCAGCCGACAATAGACCTCAAGTTCCTCCGTGGATGCTTCGTGATGCAGGAAGCTAATGAACGATTCATCCTTTAGTTGGTCCTCGAAGATGGTGATGGCGCCAGGCCTGAGCAGCTGTAGTGCACCCATTTCGTCGGAGCGTATACGTCGTAGTCCATTGGTGAGAGGTGCGTGAATGCCTCGCTGCGGGTTACGGAGCATATTACACGCGTACTAGGTACTTGCCACGCCATTGGTGCGGGACGCGTGTACTGCATCGGTAGCACCCATGATATCGTCGTAGAACTCAACGAACCGACGGTCGATCATAGCCCACGGGACGACCTTAACCTTATCTCTTAGGTGCTCCCAGTCGGCATCCTCGAGTTCCAGGACGTTGTCCTTGGATCGGTCGACGGCGTCGAGAACACGAATGCCCTTTCTCATCTCGTCGATATCCGCACCCTTTTCGCGGTTCAAAGGGACGCGGATGGCCTGTTCGATCATATCCCGGTAGTGCAAGAAGTTTTCCTTGTAACCAGGTTCGCCCTGCTGAAATCGCGGGTCTGGCATCTCCCGCATTAGGATGCGCTTCATGCTGCCAATCTGGCCTCCAGCTCTGCAATTCTGGCGTCAGTCCGGGTGATGTACTCTTTGAGTGCCTGGAAGGTAATAGCACTCACAGCACCGTAGTCCATGACCATGAACTGTTCCAGACCGCCTGGGATTTCGTTGATGTCCATCTCGGTCGTAACAATCTCGGGTACTACATCGAGCCAGTGATCAGCAATGAAACCCATACTACGCCGTTCAGTCGGCTCCCCGTCGACGCGTCGGAAGGATACTCCTTCCAGCGATGGGTGCATTACCACATCGAGTGCACTCTCAATCTTGCGGACGTCAGCCTTACTGGCCAATGACGATCCGACGTTGAAGGCGCTCGCCACGCACGGAGCATAACCGCCGGCAGTAAACTCGAACGAGTGACTGGCAGACGCGCCGCAGCCGTACGAAATGGTCCCGCCGTTGGCATAGAACTTGCGTGTGAGGTCCGAGTACAGGTAGATTGTGTTGAAGTTGACTCGCAGGTTGTTGCCTACGGTCATCGTACCGTTGATTTGTAGATCGCCAGTGTTACTGAGGACGGCAATACGGGTGTTGTTCTGGTAGTTGACGAACGCCAACCCGGTGGAACCTGGCCCCGAATAGAAGCAGTTGACATCGTCGGATGCCATTTGGAACACGTAGTAGAAGCCGCCACTCGACCCACGGGCGGCTATCGTACCTGCTCGATCCCCCAGTAGGATTGCGGGACTCGATGCTACGGTCCCACCATTGACCATCAACCCGATGTTGGTCGTCGCTCCGGACTGAGCGTAGACAATGATGCCGTAATTGACCGAACTACCGTTCAGGGATTCGACGATAATCCCGTTTTCCGTTCCGATAGTCTGTCCGCTACCCCTTGTTGGCGCGTAAATGTGAATACCGGCGTAAGCGTTAGTCGTATACGTCCCCGCCGCAAAGGTAGTCGCGATCTGCAGGGCTTCATAGAAGGCTGTGACCGAAGCTGCTGGGTAGTCGTTGATCGCAATACCTGCCGACCCAGTATTCGTTACTGTCGCATTAGTCAGCATTGCGTAGGTTAGATGTGAGGGATTCGAGCCGATTGTAATGCCGGCTGCTGAAGTATTGGTTCCTGCTACTCCGACCCCGAACTCTTGGGTGGCCAACATGGAACCTGCGGTAGTAATGTACATCCTCGTAACGCCGCCGACTACGACAGCCAGAGGCAAGTTCGTTCCGGCACCAACTGCGTCGGTAACGATGCTGGCAGCGGAGTTATTTACGGACATGAACAGTCGTGACGTGTTGGCAGTATCACTCGCTGCAATGACGACTGCTGCAGCACCGACGCCAGTACCAGCAGGGGCAACCACTAAGTTGGTTACGCCGTTGGTCAAGCGTGTGCGTAACGGCTCGTCGCTGCTCAACTGGCTGACGCGGGTTCTCATGTGCGACCTCTATTCCTTGTCAGACTGCCAACTCAGGCACTTCATACCCGGCGTCTCGGAGTGCCCAATCGTTCGCGACTCGAGGCTGAATCGGTTTGTGCTGAACCACCATGGAGCTCCTGAGCGTGGAGACCGTTCCTTCCGGCGCAGCCGTTCCTCCGTCTTGGGAGACGCCGTGTACTGCCATGTGGAGACGCTGCGTCGCTGTCATCGGCGGACTCTCGCTGTCTGCCAAAGGTTCGTTCCTTGCTAGTTTCTCGAGAATGGCCCGGTCATCGTCCGACATCGGCACAGCTACTTTGCCGGTGCCTACTTGCATGGCATAGTTCTTGTGTAGTGCCCGAGCGTCTGGATCGCCGTTGGACGGATAGGAAGAAGTCGATCCACACATTGGGTCAGGACAAATAACGTCCACAATCTTCGAGGGCCGAGGAGCACCTACAGCTGATGCCATGGCTAATTCCATAGGCAACGGATCGCGCCACGTCGCCAACGCTGCCGGATTCGGCAACTCGGCTACGACTTCGACCACATGGTTGTTGTTGATGTCGAAGTCGTCGTCGTTCGGGTCACCGTGGTAGATAATGTGCGCGTGATATGCAAAGTACTTGACGGACCCATCGTCCTGTTGCTGTTCGATTATGCGGATTGTCATATTCGTCTCCTTTCCGAACAGACTTACGGGTTCCATTCCACCATGATGGCCCCACCAGCTTGGCGCAAGAGCGCCACCGCTTGGCCAGCCACCAGGCCACTAGCGACATTCACTCCCAGCAGTGTCTTGTCCGGCCCATGCCCCGCGTCCGCTATTGCAGTTGCCGCTATACCACCACCACCTGGCACGCGAACGGTGAACGTACTCGCGGCTGAGAAGGTAAGCGTAGGCAGATAACCCTTCGTGGCTATGTGATTATAGATGAACGCCGCACCCGTTGCAGAGTCAGCACTGCCCATACCCAAATACTGATCGCTGGTACTAGACTCGTAATACCTAAGCGCCCTGGCAAAGTCGTCAGCTGGAGTAGGAGGTGAGTAGTAGCTAGGTACCACACCATCAACGACGCATGCGTTGTCAACCCAAACCGTTGCCGTGGCAACAAACCAAATTTGAAGGTATACAACCGTCGAGGATCCACTCACTTGATGAGTACACGTCAGAGTCTCGTACCCACCACTGCCTGAATGGTAGGCCGAGTCGTGTAAAGTGGTTCCGTCATTGATCCTGATGTAACAAGCGTTCGGAGTCGACGTACGAACCCGGCAGGAGAACGAGAAGTAACGACCAGCAATCTGATATCCGTCACCAGGTACGAAGGTCTGAGTGAGGGCCGTATTGCCACCAGCACCCTTGGTTAGGGTACTAACAGCACAAGCATTCGATCCTGAACCTACGTCGGTGTTCGACGTGGCCTTTGAGATCGAAATAGTATCGCCGGCGGTACCTGAGATTTGCCACCTATCTGCGGCCCAGGCATTGATGTTCGAAAATGGACCGTTACCTCTTTGCCACAATTCGAACCCGCCGTTGGTTAGCAGATTCGGACGAGCCAAGTCCAGACCGATCCGATCATTCGGTAGTGCGTCGGGCCAGGCAAGTTGCGGAACAAAATCCGTAGGAATCGTCCCCACAACCAAGGTCATACTGTCGACGTAAGCAGTACAGTTTGCCGTAAAGATAACACCTGCAGCAAGATAATAGCCGGACGAAGGATCAGCAATCACAGTAACGGAAAGCGTCTGGTACTGTCCGTTACCCGTGTGATAGGCACTATTGACCCAGTTAGCACCACCGCCGTACAAGGAAGCACGCACGGCATTTGTCGTGCTACACTTGACCCTAACGGTGAGTGTTAGCGTCGCACCCCGCATGTAAGGCGTAGCTTCGTAAAGGTACTGATCGAGCCACGAACCGTTACCATTGCCCAGCGTGTAAGTACATGCTGCACAATATGACCCAGACTCCTGATTGATGGAATCCCGGGATACTGCTAGCGTGTCCGTACCGATGCCTGCCACATAGAAGCGGTCGGGTCCGAATACGTTCGACGCTGTCGAACCCGAGCCCGTATTGGAAATCGGTCCAGCGCCCCAGTGCCACTGCTCAAACCCGCCATTGGCCAGAAGGTTCTGCCGCTGGGAGTTCAACGCCATCGAGGCGTTGTTGACCTGCTGCCTGTTTGGCGGTACGTTGGCCGCAACAACGAGGGCCAACGGGTTGACCTGAGGTGGTGATGTCATGAATTGGCCTCTGCTACCCAATATATATTTACGCTGGACGTGTAGAACTGAGAGAATCCTGCAGCATTGGAGGTAGAAAATATTTCAACAGCATCGGCCCCACCGTAGTCGAAGGCCGGTGTGACACAGTTTACCATACCCCAAGTACCGACTAGCGTAAAGGTTGGAGTAGTTGACTTACGGGCCTTAAACCATATCATTTGGCCGAAGACCTGACTAGCGCTCCCTGCGTAGGTACGAATTATCATGCCACCTGGGTTATTTTGGCCAGTCTCGTAGTACCGGTGACAACGCACCATATCATCAGCAGGGTGGAGAGGTACGAAGTCGAGTGGTACAGGCCCGTACCCTAGCCAAGCGTTATCCAGTTGGGCCGTAACGGTCGCCTCGAAGAAGATAGCGACGTTGACAAAGTTGGCAGCTGGAACGTTGAGTGTTGCAGTCAAGGTCCGCCACGTATTGTCGCCAGGATGGTAGGGGCTGTACGTCTGCACAGCACCAGAGCCGCCGCCGCTATTACCGTCCGAATATAGCCACAATCGAACGGCATTGGCGGCATTTGCACGAACCCGAACGGATACCGATAGGGTCCGGTTCCTCAATTGGAGGCCAAAAGTACCGCCGTCGCTGAGAACCTGTTGGACATAGGCCCCCGTACCAGTTCCCTTCGTATAGGCGACGTTCATTGAGAACCAGGAACCGGCAGAGTCGACGTTATTCGACTCACGAGTACAGGACATCGTATCGGTGCCGGCAAAGTGCATCTGCCATCGGTCCGAAGTGTAGGCTTCGGACGCAGTAAATGGCCCAACGCCGCGCTGCCAGGTCTCAAATCCGGCGTTCACAAGCAGATTGTAGCGACCAACATCGGAGGCCAGGTTCTGTGCGTCGACCATTTGTCTAGGCATTAGGGGTTGGCCTCCGATTCGTGAGTACTGTAGTCAGCCTGTCTGGGCGTCACGGGTTCGCCTCAGCCGCGACTTGACCGGTTGCTCCGGCATAAATTAGAGCCGCGTAGCCATTTACTAGACCGCTCGCCACGTTGAAGATGGCAAGTACCTCACCCGACGTTAGCCCTGTATTAGAAGCAGTGGTTACTGAATGCATAGCACCGCCAGCATCCATAACCTGCCACGACGTGGGGTTTATAACAGTGTAAGTAGGAGTCACCGGCTTTATCGCACGGAATCTCCAAGGCCCCTGAGTCGCGGATACCGAATAGTTCATCCCAATTATCGGATACACAGGACCGTTCACCAGGGTCTCATAATAGCGCAAGCATCTGACCAGTTCGTCAGCCGGATGAAGAGGATAGTAGTCGACCGGATTGGAGCCTACTACCAGCATAGCACTGTCTAGGTAGGCTGTGCAGGACGCTAGGAACGACATCGAGCAAGATACAAACGTAGCATCGGCAGGAATTGTGTAGACCACAGTAAGCGTACGCCAGGTATTGTCACCAGGATGAGTCGTTCCAGGCGTCGGCGCTCCACCAGTACCGTTACTATTCACCTGTATCCGCACAGCGCCGGCTGTGGCAGTACGAACACGCATGCTACAAGCTATAGTCCGCCCATTCAGCTGGTTGGTATCCGTACTAAAGCGGAGTGCCTGATAGACACCAGTTCCACCAGCGCCGGTGCCTAGTACGAAGGTACATGCAGCCGACGTACGCGAACCCATGACGCTGTCAACGTTGGTCGTGTCCTTGGAGATTGACATCGTGTCTGTACCGGCCGGATAAGTCGTCCATTGGTCGGCACATAGGATATTACTACCGGTAAATGGACCATTGCCGCGCTGCCAAACTTCAAACCCACCGTTAGACAAGAGGTTGTTACGGGCGATAGCAGGGAGAATACTGGCTGGCAGTAGCCCCGATGCTGAATCGGTTGCGACGAGGGTACCCGGCTGAGCAGCTGCCGCACTGGACGGTGCGAACCCTCGGAGTGTATTGGCATCACCTGCGACAATAAGGCCGACGATGTACGTAATGACAACACGTGTCGTACCGTCGAAGGAATCGGCGAAGGTAAACACGTTACCCGACCGAGTGTAGTGCCCGTCGGCTGCACTCTGGATGACACCATCACGCGCTACGTTCAGAACGATATTTGGTATCCCCGACACTGTGATCGTCGTGACGCCAGGCGTCGGTAAGAATTCTTCGTGGAAGACTGACGAGGATGCGGCAGGAAACACTGACGACGGGAACTGACCCGTCGCGGGATCGGTGGCAACTAGGGTACCAGGATTGGCGGCCGCGTTAGCAGCACTGACGGCTCGGAACCCGTTGAGGGTTCCTGCGTCCCCTGCTCCACCTGACGTAACATAGTAGTCAGCGGAAACAATACCGTCTTCGCCGGTCGCAATAGGTTCGGCGAACGTAATGACGTTCCCGCTCAACGTAAAGTGGTTCTTCGTCCGGTACTGAGTAACACCGCCACGCGTTACGTTCGGCGTCCCTACAGGCGTTGCCGACAGTGAGAACGTCGTAGCACCTGGTGCAAGAGTCGTCTCGTCGTGCTGGAGGAAGACGCCGGTATTGAAAGTGCTAGTGGTCAGGTAGACAACATGTACTGCGTCGTTGTTGAGACCGCCAGGGTACACTGTCGCCGAGAAGGTAATGACCTGACCGGCAATCGTATAGTCAGTACCAGGCATCTGGCCTTGACCGTTCACCTCTACGCTGACCACGCCGTTAGGTGCAGGTACCTGAGGTAACGTAACGGTGGGACCTGTAGCGGACGCGTTGTCGTACGTGATGAGGTTCTGAGTACCACCACCACCGCCACCTTTGATGAGAGCGGGGATAGTACCTGCGCCAGCCACTGCTGCCAGCGCCATACCAAACGTGCCGCCGGTTTGGAACTGTTGTGCCTCTGCACGTCTTGCAGTGGTTGATTGGTGAAGGAAGGCGCCCTTAGTCACCGCCGATGCAACGGCACAAACACCGACGTAGCCACCAGTGGCTACAAAGACTATTTGCCCATTGTTGCCACCAACGACTACAACGCCTGCAACCTTTTGGTCGTCGGACGTTGTTGACGATGTAACGGTAGCAGCCGTTGCCGATGCAGTATCCACAGTTACTAGATCGCCTGTTGCTAGTGTGGTACCACTAACGTTGGTGAACGGCACAATTGTTGTTTGTGCCATTGCCAACAGTGTCCAGGCCGACCCTGTGTCTAGCCACCAGTGTCCTGTGTCGGTTGCCCAGTAGACTTTGTTCGCCAGAGATGGCGCAGGACGAGCAGCCTCAGTTCCTTGCTGCAGTGCCGGAACGTTGCCTGCGTTTTGAACTGCGCCTACACGTGCTGGAGTGAGATCCGTGTCGAGTGCGTACTGAGGGTGAGGATCCGCAGCAGCTGCGTGGGTGTTGAGTTGATCCTCGACTCCTCGGGCATAGGTCGTTGGCTCCTGACCTCTCCAGTCGGTAATGGTTAGTGTAGTTAGTGTAGTACCGACCGCAATCTGCCAAATCTTCGACCAACCGGCGACCGTACCACCCGTCGTGTTGACGTGCATAGCGCCATCGCTGCCGACGTAGATGTGATACGTCGTGTTCGTGATGGGGCTGTTGACGTAGTACGTCGTATTGTCGGCGAAGGTGTACATGACACCTGGGAACCGAATAAGACCGTACCCGAATACGAGCGCATATCGACCGTTCGTAGAGTCATAGGTCACACTCTTCAGGTACAGAGGTTGGTCAGCCTGAAGCTGCGATGCCAGGTTAGCGTCTTGTGCATTCCAGTTGGAGGTAAAGAACGCACGCGATACAATTTCGTTCCCGGCAGGAACTTGAACCCCTGACTTCGGAAGCAAAGTCGACATTAGGTTTTCGCCTCCTCAGGAGTCACTCCGGCATCACTCCGGTAGTTGAAGCGTGGATCGATCACGAAGCGACCTCTAGCTGGTCCCACGTGAAGTTCATGGCATCAAACTGATCCCAAGTCCAGTTATGCGCGTCAAGCTTATCCCATGTGAAGTAGGAGAAATTGATCTGGAGCGTCAAATGCGCCGGCTTTTTGGCCCTTAGCGCATTAGTGAGGTCGTTGATGTTCGCAGGGACGCCGCGGACGTCCATGATCTGGACGATCAGAAGTCCTTGGCCGTATATCTCTTGAACCTGTGTGGTGCCAAACTCCCAAGAGTCGGCAATTTTCTCCATCTCCGCTGCGGTAATAGTGCCTGTACCGCGCATGGCAGCAATAACTGTTGACCGCCGTTCGTCTACGGACGACATGCCTGCAAACGGCAGGCCAAGTTCGCCTTCAAATAGCGTCAGACCCCACTCCTCTGCTGTTGGAGCGTAGGCCTGATTCTTTATATCCAACAAGTCGGACTGGAACTCATCGAACTCCATGCCGATGACCTGCAGGATCGCCTGAGTCAATATGTCATTCTCGTAGAAGTCAGGGGGCAAGTACGAGAACATCTGAAGTCCGTTGGTCGAGGTCAACCACTTGAACGGCATGGGACTACGAGTACGTCACCGTACCAAGTGTTGCCACTTGCTGCGCACTGATCGGAATGTTTGCAATCCCACCGTTCATCGTAAGGTTTGAGTAGTCCTGCACGCCAGGCGTATTCAGGATGTTAGTGCCGACTCTAGCGTACCTCACGTCGTTGTCCTGTTTGAGGGCGAGACTCTTGAGGTACGAATCCAAACTCGAATTCACCGCTGACTGAACGTTGGCGACGTCGTATCCAGGTACGATGGTCAATGTCATGGCGAAGTTGATGACAATAGGTGTCGCTGCGACAACGTTGACAAAGGCACCGACTGGGGAAATAGTCTTTCCACTCTGGCCGAACTCGGACTGATACACGGTACGGTCAAACCATACCTGCGTCGAAGTATCGGCAGCGGTTCCTTCCCGAATGACTTCGGCGTGGTAGTAGCTTGATCCGTTATCGTAGTACCGCAATATGAAGTCCTGGAAGTTAGTGGCCAACTGCGACCCAGTGATGGCCATAGTAGCAGTGGCGCCGCCTGGTGTCTGTAAAGCCAGTGCTCCCGCGGAGTCGTCCCATATTCGTGCCGTGACACATAGCCCCGAACCGACAGCTGTGCCGCGTTTGAGGCGAAAACGAGCGTCCCACTGACCACCGTGCTGCGGCAAACTCATCGACACAGAACGAAGGGTGTCCGATACGATACCTTGCTGGTTATTCCGGTACTGCATCAGGACCGAGTACCCAATGTCGTCCGTTTGTGTCTGATCGATGCTTAGCGTGCCGGTGGCCGAAAGGGTCATGTTCTCTGCTTCGTCCTCAATGACCCACGGCGGTGCTATGTAGTCCTGTACCGCATCGATGAGGCTCTGACTGGCAGGCTGTCCGTTCGTGTCGATGACTGCGATAGTGACGCGGTCGAGACCAGGACCTCCAGGTTCGTCGGACGACAACACACTAACGCCACCAACACCACTGACGCTCATTGCCCAGTGAGCATAGTCGGTCTCACTTCCGGAAGCAGGAGGTGCCTGAACCAACGTCAGGTAACGCATCAGGAATGCAGAATCCGACTCCCGGTCCGACCCGCCCGAGGCAGCATCAGGGTTAGTAACCTGAGTAATTCCAGGAACGGGATCAAGCAAGAATTGGACGGAAAGAGCCGCAACGTTGCCCGCGTAGCCAGGCGTAACAGCCGTACAAGTGATATCGGCGTACCCTGACGCATTGAGAACGGCTGCACCGTTGGTCGTAAACACCTGTGCCGGAACGTTCGCGACGATGGGCGTCGAAACACGAGTTCCAGCAGGTACTGTAACTCCTGGGTTGCCCAAGAAGTGGACCACAACGGTCGCAGCTGCCGCAGGGTTCCGAGGAATGCCTTGCTCTTGACCGGCTAAGTCTAGGTACGGCGATCCTCCAGTACCTAATTGAACCGCCGTCGTCGGGAACATCAACTGACGTGTCTGAATAGCAACGTCGTTCATCAGCGACATCTGGATTGCAATGGTACGTAAGACGTTCCAGATGAACGACCCCTCAGCCGAATTCAGGTTGAGGTTCAAGGCACGGAAGTTGACCAGCATCCTGTTCAGGATGACGTCAGTGGTTTGACCGTCCGAAGAGTAAAGCGGCGGATAGATGGGCATGGTGTAAGTAAGCGACTACGGGACCAGACCGGCACCGAAACCGAAGGCTAACCCGAGGTCGACGAGATTGACGGCACCTAGACTTACACCGAAGGCCGCCAAGATGAAGAGGATGACTGCAATGACCAACAGAACCCAACGTAGTACTGACCATTGACTTACTGGCCGTGTTGTCGTTGCCATTATGCGAACCTCACTGGAAGCTGCCCGATACGTCGGGGGTCACCAATTGTCGGAACAATGTCGCACGTTACCAGCATGGTGTCTGGACCTAGTGACCAGTCAAACTGGAAGTTCGTCACGTTCCTCGTCCTCTTATCGGACGTAAGTGAATCACGAATAACGTGAACGGCCATTGCCTCAGCATCCGGCCGTGCGAACATGTGCATTATCAGGTTGAGATCCGTACCGTACCGTCGCCTAAAGACCAGGAACGCGTACCTCTGGATCATAATCGTCATCATACACCACTGTTCCCAGGCCGTATATCCGTCAACCATGATCGGATTTCCTGACCCGTCAATCATCCACGCCATTCTCTCGAAGTCATAACCTGGCGCCGAAAGATAGGTGACGGGTGGTACCAATGCCTGTATTGCGGGAATAACCCGCGGCATTGTGAACGTACTGTACAGTGGCTGTGTTACGGGTGCTGCCGGCTGTGTCATATTACAGCGTTCCTGCGATACCTAGGGAAGCTACCACCACCCCAAGAACCACCGCATACGACCCTACCCAGGCTACGAGGAGTAAGTCCTCAGCCTTCGTCGGTGTAAACTGTGGCGGCATCGTAACGGTATGCGTGTGCGACGTCCCCGAAGACGGATTGCTGGAGGTCTGAGTCATATCTTGATCCCTCAAGAACGTGGCTCTCAACCAGTAGTACTGCGTATGAGGTATAACCTTGGGAAACACGTGCGTGTGAAGACCCTCGGAGTCGATATAGCCCCAATCCAGTACAGGAGGCGTCTCCGCATGGTCGTTGAATATCTGTTGGAATGCTGCGTGGAATGCTGCTGCTCCTTCCGGCATCAGAATCCGAGGTCCTCATTTCCGCCTCCGCTCGACTGTTCGACAGAGCGGGCTTCGGCGGTAGCCTCAGCCGCAATCGCTGCAGTACCGCCAGGTTGGACTTTGAGTGGGATCTCTGGGTACACACGCACGCGTACACTCTGATCCTCATCCGTTGGACCACCGACACCTTGAGTGCTTTGGCGCTTGATCTGCCGGAAGTTCAACGTGCCGTTGTTGTTGACCGTCAACGTCATCTTGTGGTTGGCGATGTCGCGCGTTACGCCTGACACGATATAGCGACCGTCTAGCGTTCCCACGTGGAAGTGTACCCAGTCACCTCGCCGCAGGAACGGGATGTCAGGCATGACAACCTTCTGCTGTCGTGTAGGTTCTCCGCGAGCGTCCATCATGATTGACGCTGTGTCGCCCACAGCTGAAGGGTCATCGACAGTTTGCTGTGAGGACGTGTTGATGACCTCACGGATCTTACCGAACCGCTGGCGATAGGGACCTGTTATAATCTGACCCTGAGGCGAAACCGCTAACTCACCTGGCTCAGCTAGGTGGTCGGGTGTATCATCTGCAGGACCAGGAGGTGCTACACCGCCTACACGGATCTCAGTGATCAACTGCGACATGTCCTCGATATCGTCCCACTGCTCCGCAATTTGACCGTCGACAAAGTAGATGGGCTGATTCTGCCCTGGCGCCATGATCTCAACCTTGCCAAGCCGTGAACGCAAGTAGAACTCTCCGCCGCCCTTGACGAATACGTTCTGGAAGATAGTGTTGACCAATTCCGCCATTGAGCCCGTGAATTTGTACTGCGGTAACGTCGAGTTCGGCCCGAAAGGGAAGACAACCCCCAAGTCGTATTCGTAGTCAGTCAGGATCTGTTTGAGGAACGTCATTGCGTCGTCGCCGGCGTTCGTCATGTAATCGTCCTTGGACTGTGTGAGTCGTCGAAGAACGTCGTACGCCGTCAGCTCGAAGCGCATTCCCTCTCTTGAAGTTGCATGCAGACCTGAAGACCAGCAGATACCCTGCCAAATTTCCGTGTACCCTTCACCCCAATCAGCCATGAGTTGTAAGTGCACGCCCAAGGCTATAACCTCGTTCATGTACCCCCACGGCGACATCGCGTTTTGCATGGTAGCTGTGAGCCTGACTGCCAGCTCCGTATTCAACTCCTCCGTGCCGATCCCGTCAACAATTGCACTCGGGATCTCAAGCACAGAGCCACTAGGCAGCAAAGCATTCAGCTTGTACCTGGTACGGGTTATGTCAATTCCGGAGGTTGGCATGGACTATGGAGGAGAAGCTTCAGTCTGCGACTGGATTGCATCGTTTCCGGCTCCTACGCCTTCCATCACTTCTGCACTACCTACTGGTGCTGCAGGCGGAATGTTCAGTAGCATGCCGGGCTGAATCTGATTCGGATCAGAGATGGTATCCGAGTTGGAGTTATAGATGTCGCGCCACTTGGACCCATCCCCGTAGATCGACTGAGCAATGGCCCAAAGACTATCGCCCTCGTTTACGGTGTACTGCTGTGGCTGATCATCAGGACGGTCCTCTTCCGAGTCCGTCTGATCAGGTGTCTCGACCGAAAGAGCATCGTCGTTACCGACGTTGGGCTGGTCTTCGGTGCGGATGATGATTGGACGATACTCCTTCAGGGTGAGATTGATCATCTCATCCCCGATCGGATCCCCAATCTTCCTAGTCCACGATTGAATGTAGCAGTACCACGTGATCGGATAATACTTGCCCGAAATCGTCAGGACGAGAACTTGAGAGTCGTTTTGCCACAGTTCCAACTGGGCCGCGACCTGCTCAGCGGTGAGAACGAAAGGTTCAGGAATCTCAACCTTCCGGCACCACCCTGGACACCACGCAGTGAAGGACAGGACTTTGGGATTAGGCCCCAAAGGCTGCGGCGCGTCCCCTTGATCGATCGGTACAAACGCTAACTCCCTTGTATCCCTCTGGATATTAGCAGTGTCAGGTGCGATGGGCAACTTGAGGATAACGCCTCCGCCGGTCAGAGTGTAACCCAGGCCCGCTGACGTGTTCCAGCCTTGTGCAAACGTGCCACCAACAGGAATGTCAGGATGTCCGGCACCGGGTACAGGTGTCGGAATGAACGGCAACCTGGGGTCAATAACCAGGTCAGAGTCTAAGGACCGTCCTGGTCCGCGGGGTGACGCTGACAGTCGACGAACAGTTCCTACTACTGCCACTACGGTCGCCTCACTGGGGTGTTACCATGCGAGTCCAACCACAACTCGCTCATACGACCCATGAGACGATCAGCAAGACCATTGACGACTTGATCTGCCGTGGACGCATCTCCACCGTTGACGACCACGGCTCCGGGCCCTACGGCGCCTGCTTCAATGTGGAAGTGAGCACCTCCGTCGCCTCCGCCCATACGAGACCGATACGACTCAATGTCACCACCTTCGCCGAAGAGGTAAGGCAGACCGGAATGCGACCCGACACCGAAGACCGATTCGAGGATCGGACCACCGAACTGATACCCTTGATACGGGCCACGATTCGCCCATTCGATGAGGGATGCAATACCACCATACCGCTTGTTGATGTAGTTGATAGTCGACAACGCCTGATCCAGCGGGTTCGTTGGGTCACCGTGTCCTGGATCAGCATAGGACTTGAAGGTGTCTGGCATCTCTTGACCGATGCCGAACGCTTTGCCTGACTGTACCGCTACGTTCACGTCCGTGTTTCCACCATTGCCATAGAACGAAGCCGGATTGAGGCTACCGTTCTCGTGCTGACGGAGGAAATTCATAATCTTGACCGTGTCTTCCTCGTTCAGGCCCTTCAACTGCGCAGCGAACCGCATTGCCTGCTCACCCGACATGTTCATGCCGGCACCAGGAGCGGCTGCAGTTGCTGCCTGATTGACATTCATCGCCATGCCTTGCTTAGTGGCCTCGATGAACGTACGTACGCCACCACCAGTGATCGGCAAGGCGGAAATCTGCTCCATCGTCATGTCAGCGGCGCCACCTCGCAGTGCCGTACCTGTAGTTCCTACGTGATAGGCACCGGTCTGAGGATTGTAGCCTGTTGCGAGGAAGTAGTGGCCTGGTGTGTCAAGTGTGATGGCTTCGCCGCGCTGGAGAGCTGCCTGCGCTTGAGCCTCAGTCATCTCCTTGGCTTGATAGCCCATACCACGCAGGAGGTCTTCGTAACCACCAGGACCAGACATCCCCTTACCGGCTGCCCAGTCGCCTCGTTGTACTGCCATCGCCTGAACGTCGGCAAGTTTGGCCGCATCACCGAAGCCCTTGGCCACACCTTGTGCAGCGATGAGACCGCAAGCATCAGCAACACGATCCGGTGATAATCCCGCCGCAGTGAGGGCTTCGACTGTCTGCGGAGTCGTCAACTCCGTACCGGCACCTGTTCCTACAGCGCCGCCACCACGTTTCCATGCCGCAAGGACGTTATTGGGATCAAGAATGTCCTGCATGTCCGTAACCAGACGATGCAAGTCCTCCATTAGGTCCAGTTTGTTCTCATCGATACCCTTGATGAGGCCTTCGATGATACCTTGGCCCTGATCGATGAAGTACGGAGCAGGCGAATGCGACCAGGTTAGTTGGTCCTGAATCGTATCGTGCGTATCCTGTAGCGACTGTTCGCTGTCCTTCGCGCCTTGTGCAGCACCCTCGGCAATACCTGTGGCCATGGCTTGACCCTGTTGAATACCGTGTTTCTTCCAAATCTCGGCAGCAAACTCAGGGTCTTCCTGCATCTTTAGGGCAAGTTTCTTCTGCTCTCTGAGTGCTGAACCCTCCAGGTAGGACAGAGGGATCTCACCTACAGCACCAGCTTCCGCCAAGGCAGGAATGGCCTTGAAGGTATCGCCACCTGCATACTTGTCGACGATAGCCTTTCTGGCAGCCCAGGCCTCAGCAGTGTTCGCTAACTGACTCTCAGGTGCAGTGTACGGCTGAGCTGTCCATGCTGCATTGAGTGCTGCCGCGTCTCTTCCACGCGTCTGGAGCCAGCCTAAGATACCGCCATTATCCTTGAGCCAGTCGCCCAAGCCAGGAATGTCAGTCGCCGATGGCGGTTTGATGGTGTGTTCGTTCTGCCACTGAATGAACTTATCCAGCTCTTGGAGAACGTCCCTAATCGCATCGGCGATAGCCTTGAAAGCTTCGGCAATAGTGTTGAGACCTTGAACAAAGTTCTGTGCGTTCTGTGCAATCTGTTCCTGATGCGCACGTTGTTGCTCTGCTGCCTGAGCCCAACCGCCCGTCTTAGCCAGTTCTGCTTCAATAGCAGCCTGTTGTTCGGGAGTCCGACCAGGAGCGACCGGCGGCGGTTGCTGTACTGCGTGACCGAAGATGGAAGCAATAGCACCAGCGCCCTCAACGATTGCCTGCATACCTTCGCCGAAGGTCTGAAGAGTGCCCTGCTTGTTCATTTCGTCCCAGACCTTTGTAAGCCAGGTCCAGACGTCCTGAAGTGTTGAAGTGAGTTTGTCCCAGCCGCCCTTCAGGTCCGGAAGGCCTTGGTGCGTAAGCCAGTCAATAAACTGATGGAACAACGGACCCAAAAAGTCGGCCAACTCCTGAAACGCCTTCTTACCGTCGGTGTTCCACCAGTTGCTGAATTCCTCCAGCTTTTGGTGGAATCCAGGCCATCCCGTAGTACGAATCCATTCGATGGCGTCCTTGAGATGCGGACCTAACCACTCAGCGAACTGCTGGAGTGCAGGAATGCCTGTGGTGGCTATCCAATCCGCGAGCTCACGAAGGACTTGAGAAAAGCCGCCTGTAAGTGCATCTACGATCGTTCGTATGACAACGCCGAACGAGCCCATATGACTGGTTAGGTCGTCGAAAACCTGACGACCGACCATACCCAGCATATCGAGAAAACTAGTCGAATCCCTGAACTCTCGGGACTTGAAAACCTTATCAAGGCTGGAACCGAGTGCAGTTACACCGTTGACTACTGTCGTACCAATAGTGTTGCCGAACAGCTCCAGTGCCTTCGCCAGTGCGTCGACCGATTCGCCACCGCCTGTAAACCACTTGATCAGGTTTTCCATACCTGCCTCAAGTGGACCTGCAATGCCTTTACCGAACCGTACCAGGATGTCATTGTTGATGACGTCCTCGATGGTCGACCATAGGCCTTCAAGCGTATGCTCTTGCTTCTCCATCAACCCACCGAAACGTGACTCCATACCTTCGGCAAGGATACGCAACGATCGGTTGGCAGGAAGAACGCCGTTCTGCATCCAGTTCTGGATTTGCTTGGTCGTGACCCCATAACCTTCGGCCAAGATTTTCAGCGCCGGAACACCGATACGCTGTAACTCCATCACGTCCCTTGCGGTGACGCGACCTTGAGCAGCAATACGCTGGAAATCCAGAGAGATGGCCTCAATACCTGCACGGCCTCGGCCTAGGCCCGATGCAGCGTCACCGATAGCGGTCATGAACGGAATGATCCGTTCTGCGTTGATGCCTACCGCCAGCAGGTTCCCTGCCGCCTCACGCAGTTCGGGGAAGGTAAACGGTGTAAAGTTGGCGAAGTCCCTCAACTTGTTCAGCATTTCAGTACCCTTCTCTGCTGAACCGAGGAACTGGTCGAAGGCAATCTGTGCTTCCTCAAGGTCGGAAGCAAGCTTCAAGGGCCAAGCCATGGCACCAACGGCCGCTGCAGCGATAACGCCAGTACGGTAGTTGATGAAAGTACGTAGCAGGGAGTTGATTGCACCGATCGGAGCAGTCACAGCGGAGGTAATGAACGAGAACATACCGCCGACTGCATCAGTGATGCCCTTCAAGGCACCGCCAATTACCGGAATCGGTTGAATAATCCCTTCGACGAACTTACCGAACGCAGACGTCGCACCATTGACAGAGTTCTGGAACGAACTGATCTGCCCGAGAGCATTCTGTAGCGCACCAGGCGCCATGTTGGTGGCATTGATGCTTACGTTGATGCGGTAAGTTGCGCCAGCTGCCACGTCGTCAGCCCACCCGTGCGCCTATAGCGGAGGAGAAAAAGCCAGCCAGGGCTTTGAGCCGCAAAGGTGTGCCGGAGTGACTAAGGGCGGAAATTTCCGCAAGGAAATTACGCCTAAAAGATCCGCGCACCAGCTTGCGCCTTCATGACCATCATCTGCTCTTCGTCGTAGCCCATGAACCCGCCTTTCATGAACGCCAATTCCCCGTCGGACCAGGGTTCGTCAGAACCTGGTGGGAGTTCACCTAGTAGCTCGCGTGGTCTTTTCCCCATCTGGAAGCACAATCGCCATAGGATATATGCCTCGCCTCGCGCCCTAACTAGGTCTTTTGGCGACTCCTTCGACCCGTTGGCTCTTGGCGCCTAGGGTCTCGATCAGGTTGATGACCCTGTCGATCTCTGGCGCGTAGAGGCAGGCTTGGATGGTTGCTACGGCACGGACGTACTTGTTGAGATTCTTGTAGTCTCCGTCGTCGATCAGTCCTTCGTTGTGGAGGGCTGACTGCGTCTGAGAGTCTTCCCAAATGGACTTGTCAACAGTCGCCGTGTAAATCTGGAGAGCACGCTGGTTTGCGGCACTGGTACGACGCATATCAGGCATCACCATGCCGCTTGGGGTCTCGGTATACTCCATGAACTCGCGCTGTGCTGTCTCACGTTGTTTGTCCGTGAGACCGTTCACGTCGAATTCCAGGACAACGACGTCCTCTTCGGTTTCCTCATCAGGCCGCGCGATCTCGATGTGCATCGTCCTGGTCTTGACCTGACGAGCAGCAGCTAGAACGCCTTGCAACAGTGGCCTTTCATTGCGGAGGATGTCTTTCCGTCGAGACTCTGTCATCGGACCCACACCTGGATCTGGTGGTGCAGGTCTCTGAATACCGTTTTGGCTCGGGCTTGAACTCAGCCCTTCTACCGCTGTGGTCTCTTGTTCCGGCATGAGTTACCCCTCTCTTGTCGGTTGGTGTGGTCGTGGCATAAACGGTACGGGGGCGGAGTGAGACGCCCCCACACCGGCACGTATGCGCCGCGACAGAACCGACTACGTGCAGTCCTTGGTCCTGATTGTCCCCTGGAAGTCGAACGTGAACTGGCACGTGTTGTCACGTAGTGAGTCCAAGATCGGTTTGAGGAATCGCGCGTCACTGTAAACCGTCTCTGTGAAGGTCAGGTCGACGGTGTAACTGGTGACGTAGCGCCATTCCAACTTTCGCCCACCGGGGCGGTACGTGCCGGTGTTGATAGTGACCTGGGACCGCCACCGGTTTACTTCCGCGAACCGTGTACCGTCCAACGAGTAGAACTCGCCGTCGGATC